TGTTGAGGGAGGATCAGATTGCGCACCGCGGCCCCATCACCATGGCCGCAAAGGCGATCCAGCTTGCCTTGGCGATGAACGACTATGGATCGACCTTCTTCGCTGGCGGCGGCGTCCCGCCTTTGGCGCTTGAGGGTCCAGTGCCTTCGGCAAAGGGCGGGCTGGAACGGGCCATGGCGGATGTCAGCCGTGTGATCGATGCGGCGAGGAAGTCGGACAAGCCGGTTTTCCCGCTGCCACCCAACCACAAGCTGACACCAGTCGGATTCGACCCGGAAAAGGGCCAGATGACGGAGGCCCGGCTGTTCCAGATTCAGGAGATCGCGCGCGCTTATCAGATGCCGCCCGTCTTTCTCCAGGATTTGAGCCACGGCACCCTCTCGAATGTCGAGCAGCAGGACTTGCACCTGGTCAAGCACCTGATCGGCCAGTGGACCAAGGCGTTCGAGGACGAGGCCAATCTGAAGCTGTTCGGCCGGGGCAATAACGGTCGGTATGTCGAGCACATAGGAGATCACCATGCTCAAGGAACTGATTGAGAAGCGGGAAAAGCTCGTTGCCGACGCCCGCGCAGCCCTGGATGAAATCCGCAAGAACACAGACGAGGCCCGCGCGGCCGAGCTCGAGCGGCGTCATGACGACATCATGGCCGAGTTCGATCGTGTCGACGCGCAGATCTCCCGTGAAAAGCGCATGGCCGAAGCGGAAAAGCGCATCGAGGAACGCGCGGCCGAAGAGCGTGCCCGCCAGCGCCCGATCTCCGGCGGCGAGGGTCGCGGCCAGGATGACGGCGACCAGGTCACATATCGTTCGGCCTTCCACCGCTATGTTCAGGTGGCGGGCGATATGTCTGCCCTGACCGAGGAGGAGCGAGCTGCGCTTCGAGCGGGAGTTGCTCCAAAGGAAGCACGCGCCCAGACCGTCGGCACTCCCTCGGCCGGTGGCTATACTGTGCCAACTGAACTCAGCAATCAGATCATCGTTTCGATGAAGGCCTGGGGGCCGATGTACGACGAGGACATCTGCACCGTCATCACCACCACTGGTGGCGGTCCGATCGACATCCCGACCATCGACGACACGTCTGTCCCGGTGGCACAGCACACCGAAGCGGGCGCCGTCACGGACGATGGCGGTTCGGACGCGACCTTCGGGAAGAAGACCCTGAACGCCTATGCCTACGACACCGAATGGGTGAAGTTCTCCTGGGAACTGGCGCAGGACTCGATCTTCAACTTCGAGACCCTGCTCGGCGATCTGCTCGGCCAGCGCCTCGGGCGCCGCGCCAACACCGAACTGACTACCGGCGACGGCACCGGCGATCCGAACGGCATCGTGACCGCCTCGACGCTGGGCAAGACCACGGCCTCAGCAACCGCCGTGACCTATGACGAGATCATCGATCTCGTGCACTCGGTCGATCCGGCCTATCGTCAGTCTCCCAAGGTCAGGTTCATGTTCAATGATCTGACGCTCGGTGCTCTGCGCAAGCTGAAGGACGGCGACGGCCGCTACATCTGGACCCAGGGCGACGTGCAGAAGGGTGTCCCCGGCTCGATCCTCGGCTATCGCTACAGCATCAACCAGGCGATGGACGGCCTCACCGCCGCCAAGAAGGCCATGCTTTTCGGCGATTTCGGCAAGTATTTCGTCCGCAAGGTCGGCGGCATCGTCATGTTCGTCGCCCGCGAGCGGTTCGCGCCGGATATCGGCCTTCTCGGCCTGATCCGCCTCGACGGCGAACTGGGCGACACGGCGGCGGTCAAGCACCTCATCACGCACGCCTGATCCTTATGGGCGGGGCTTCGGCCCCGCTCTCCCTTCCATCCCAGCGCAGGAGCGCACCATGTATTCCACCAAGGTTTACCGGGCGATCGGCGGCGACGAACTCGTTGTCGAAAGCGGCGGCAAGGTCACGCTTAAAGCGGGAAGCACGCTCGAAAATGCCGGCGATTTCTTCACGTCGGTCACCTTCGATGAGAACTATTTCACCGTCGCGGACGGCGAGGTCACGCTGAAGACGGAAGTGGCAGCGCTGCTTACGCTCGTCGAAAACATTCCCACTGCCGATCCGGATGTTTCCGGCCAGGTCTGGAACGACGGTGGCGTGCTGAAGGTATCGGCGGGCGCCTGATGCTGATCCGTCTTCTGGTCGGGCTATCCGGCCCGGCCTTCTCCCTTGGTCCCGACGACGAGCGGGATTTCCCGCAGGACGAGGCCATCAGGCTCATCGAGGCCGGCTACGCCGTGCCTGTGGCTGGTGCCGGGTCGGAGACCGCTGTGAAGACACCCACGTCAGAACGGCGTGGCCGAAAGAGGGCGGGCTGATGTGGTATCCGTCGACAGTCACCGTCGCGCCGGCCACCGAACCGGTGACGCTTGACGAAGTCAAGAAGCAGTGCCTTGTCGAAAGCACCGACGACGATGCACTGCTGACGCGGCTGATCAAGGCCGCCCGTTCTCATGTCGAGAAATATTGCAACGCCCGCTGGGCCGAGCAGACGCTCGCATGCCAGTGTGACAGCTTCGTCGACTTCGCCCGGCTGCCCGAGGGGCCGCTGAAGTCGGTCACATCGATCAGCTATGTTGACGCGGCTGGCGATGCGCAGACGCTCGACGAGGCAGTCTATGAAGCGCGGAAGGATGGGCTGGAGCCGTCGATCGCGCTCAAACCGGGGCAGCGGTGGCCGGCGATCCTGCCCGGCTCACGCATCACGCTGACGGCGGTGTTTGGCGGTGATCTCCCGGATGCTGTCCACCATGCCATGCTCGTGTTCATCGATGCCGCATACCATTCTCGCGAAAATCCCGTGCGCGAGAACTGGACCGTCATGGATGCCTTGCTCTGCAATCATCGGAGAGGTGCGTGATGGTCAAACCTCTCGGCACCGGCGATCTCTATTACCGTGTCGCCTTCGATAAGCGCGCGGAAGTCGATGACGGATACGGCAATACGGAATCGGACTGGGTCGAGCAGTTCCAGTGCCGCGCCGCTTATCGTCATCTTCGCGGCGGCGAAAGCGTCATGGCTGGCCGGCTTCAAGGCAGGCATTCTCAGATCATCATCGTGCGCGCCTCGTCGCAGACACGGCAAGTGTCGACGGAATGGCGGGTGAGAGACGCCCGCGACGGCACGGTGTTCAATATCCGTGACGTGACGGCCGAGACCGACCGCATGTTCATTTCCTTCCTTTGCGAGCGCGGCGTGGCCGCCTGAACCCAGGAGAATCATCATGGCCGACTTGACCATCCAAAACCTGTCCGACGAGGACGGCGGTGCCATCACCTTCGCCAGTGCTGCGGCCGGCGGCGACAAGTTCATATGGGACAGCCGCGCGGCGATCATCATCCAGAATGGCGACGACTCCGCGCACGACGTGACGGTGACAGCCGCCTATACGTCGATCAACGATCCGACCTATGGCGAGCTGACCCGCTCCAACATCGTGCTATCGGTGGCTGCGGGCGCGGTCGCCGTCATCCCGCCAGTCAACGTAGCATTCCGCAACGCCGCCGATTCGAACAAGGTTGCGCTGACCTATGATGGCGTGACTTCGCTCAAGGTCGCAGTGGTCAGGATCCAGTAATGGTCGAGGGTGTTGCCCAGCTTACGCGGAACCTGACGAAGGTCATTCCGGCGCGCGTACAGCAGGCCGCTCGCGCGGCGATGGAGCAGGGCGCTGAAGAAACCGTTGCCATGATGAAGCGGTTGGTGCCGGTCAAAAGCGGCACCTTGCGTGACAGCATCGGGTGGACATGGGGCAAGGCGCCGGCCGGCTCGATGATCCTCGGCACCGTCGGAAGCCACGATTACAAGACGATGCGCATCACGATCTATGCCGGCGGGGACAACGACGATTTCGCGTTCTACGGCCGGTTCGTCGAGTTCGGCACGCAGAACGCGCCTGCTCATCCATTCTTCTTCGTGTCGTGGCGGGTGATGAAGAAGCGCGTTCGCTCCCGCATCTCGCGAAACATCCGCGCGGCGATCAAAGCGGAGGGCGGTCAATGAGCGCCTCGGCCGCTTTGCAGAAGCTGTTCTATGAGGCGTTGCGCGCGAATGCCGGTGTGTCGGCCATGGTCGGAGATCGCGTCTACGACCATGTTCCGGCGGATGGTGCGGGGAAGGTCACGGCGGAGTTTCCTTACATCAGCTTCGGCGCCTACGACTTCGTGCCGGATGACTCCGACTGCATCTATGCCGGCGAGCATACCGTCCAGATCGATATCTGGAGCCGTGCGGTCGGCAAGGTCGAAGCGAAGACCATCACGGATGCGGTGAGGCGGCTCCTGCGTGACTACGAGGCGGATATGGGCGACTACGGCCTTGTCGAGATGCGTGTCGATCTCGCGGAGGTGATCGGCGACCCGGACGGGCTCACCTCGCACGGCATCGTCCAGGTCACGGCGCTGATTGAGGAACCGGAATGAGCACCGACATGGCCTGGGCGATTTTCCGCGTCGAAAGCAACTGGCAGCGGCCGAGAAGCCGCTATTCCTTCAACGCGCATCCGACGCCGCTGCCGCAGCAGCGCCCGCGCGATTTCGTCGATTACTGCGTGTCGAAAGGCTGGGCCGAGGAAGTCCCGTCGCCGACCAAGGCCGAGGCCGA